CCGCCCCCGACATCGACTTCAACCGCATCCTCGCCCGCCTGATCCGCTACTTCGGCCAGACCAAGGAGTACTGGCTCGCCAACGCGACGCTGCAGGACTGGACGGACATCTACAACCGGGAACTGATGGCCTCGCCGCCGCCAGAGGTGTTCCTGGCGGCCTATTTCAAGTACGAGCCGCCCGGCCACCCGGGCGATCCGCCGGCGGAAGAGGTGACGCTGCCGAGCCTAGCGGAGTTGTAGGTGATGGGGGCCTCACTTGGCGCCGGCTGGCTTGCAGCTGGGACCTGTGATGTTGCCGGAGCAGTCGTAGTTCGATGCGGAGGACATCGCGCTTTTGAGCAGACCGTCCGAGCCGAAGGTGAAGGTCATCGTAGTGGCTTGGAAACGCGTCCCGCCGGCGAACAGGCCCACGTATGGAATGAAGGTCGCCGCTTTGACGTGGTCGCGCGCCACCACGTATATGAGAACTACTGTGCCGTCCGAAGTCTGAGTCTGAGTTGAGGGCGGCCCCAGCCTGGTCTCGACGTCCTGGGCGGTGGCCAAACCGACCTTGAAATCGCGAATATCGACCTGGGGCGCCGCTGGCTTCGCTAGGGCACCGCTAGCCAGAGATACCCACACAAGCGCGCCCAAGAACAACAGCCACCTCATGTCGCGCGCCCCCCTCCAACGGTGAGGGAATCGAGACTACGCCTTGTGCAACGCTTGGTCGAGTAGGCGTCGAATCGCCTCCGGACGGGAGGGCGCATCCGGTTGCTCGGCAATCCAGCGGTCGAGACGGGCGAGCTGATCCGGAGGAAGGCGAAGCGTTACCGGCGTCGCCCCCACCGGCGGGCGACCGATACGCTTTCTAACGTCAGAAACGTTTGACATGCACGCTTTCTAATGCCAGAAAGGACGGGCCGAGGCAAGGCTTGCACCCTCGCCAAGGCCCTAACCTGAACCCCGGAAGGAGCGCTTCCGATGGCCCAAGCTGGCGACCCATCTAGCACGAACCCCGAGCGGCTCGAAGTGATCGGCCGCACCATCGCCGCGCTCGAAGAGCTCGCGGCCCAGCGCGACACCGAGCGCATGAACACCGCTGATCCCGGCCGCCTGGACGAGCTGGCGCGCGAGGAGGCCGAGATCTGGGACCGCATCCTCGGCCTGGAAGCCGAGGCCCAGTGGCTGACGCCGCAGACGCCGGCCGGCGCGCTGGCGCTGACGCGCGTCCTGCTCGGCGCCGTCGACGCGATGCTGGCCGAACGGCCGATGACGGCGCGCCCGCCCGCCGCGGACCGGCGGTTTGAACGGGTCATGGGGCGGCTGATCGACGGCCTGGCCGCCATGGCCGGCGCGCCGCCGCCGGCGCTGGGCGCTGGCCTTGATGCCGGTCCGCGCCGGCGTGCGCTCGACGAGCTGATCGCCCGCGCCTGGCGGCCCGACCACACGCCCCGGGACCCGACCTCGACCGTCGTCGTCCCGCTCCGAGCCGCGCGGCGGCCGGCGGCATGACGCGCAAGCAACTGTACCAGGCCTACCTGCAGTCGCCGGAATGGGCCACGCTTCGGCAGCTCGCGATCGAGCGCGACGATGGCCGCTGCCGGCTCTGCGACAGCCAGGACGAGATCGAGGTCCACCATCGGCGCTACCCGGATCGGTTCGGCGACGAAAGCCTAGGCGACCTCACCACCCTCTGCGCCTCATGCCATGGCGGCTTTCACGAACGCCGTTCGCGTGAAGCGATGATCGAACTCAAACCGCCGGAAGCAGAGCGCAGGATCGCCAGCGTTCGGCTGGAGATGCCCCGCGATGCCTTACAAGATCGTCACCCTGAGGCTCACCGGCGCGGCCCCGCTGTTGATGCACAACGCCCGCTTGGCCGACCCGCTCAACGAATTCAGCCGCGCGATCAAAGGCGTATCGGCTCGGCGAACGAAGACGGAAGCTGACCACGAGGAGCTTGCTAAGCTAGAATTCCTCGGCTCCCTCAACCTCTCAGGGGGCGAGCCATGCCTTACCGGCGAGCAGATCGAGGCGATGTTGCGCGACGGCGCGCGGCGGTCGAAGCAGGGTAAGGAAGCGCAAGCGGGTGTGCTTTGCGACGTGAACAGCCCACTACTCTACGAAGGCCCGCGCGAACCCGATGCGCTTTGGAATGACGAGCGCTTCAGGCTGAGAGCGTCGGCGAAGGTAGGAAAGATACGCGTCATGCGCACGCGGCCGATTTTCCGAGACTGGGCGTGCGAGGTGCCGGTGGAGTTCAACGACGGCGTACTAAACCACGGCGATCTAGTGAAATGGGCGACCGTGGCCGGGATCGAGATCGGGCTCGGTGATTGGCGACCACGGTTCGGGAGATTCGCCGTCGAGGCGATTTGAGGTCCCTTCGGGGACGCCCCAGGGCTCGTCTCGAGCGGGGCATGTCCCGGCGAGGCGTGGCCGGGCGCGGTTGGGCTTGGCGCGTCAAGGCTCGACTTGGCAGGGCGAAGGCGGAGGGCGGCTTTTTTACCGAGGGCCGCCCTCCACCTTCCGAGAAGGAGCCGCTAAGTGCCGAATAATATTAGCGTTTCGATAACCGCAGATGTCGCCGATCTGGTTGCAAAACGCGCCATTCTCTCGGCAGAGTTGAAGGCGGCGACTGCGGACCTAAACAACTTTGCCCGCCAAGCCAGGGGCGGCATGACCGACGAGTTGCGCGCCGGAATGCTCGCCGCGGCATCGGCGACCACCACGACGCGCAGTGCGATTGCGACGCTCGACAAGGAGCTCGTCGGTCATGGCGCTCATGTGGTCAGCACCCGCCAAGCCTACGAGGGCTTGCGGGTGGCGCAGGCCTTGCTGACGGGCGACATCGCCCGCGCGGGTGAAGAGACGGTTCGGCTCAGCGAGCACATGGCCGCCCACGCGGGCGTGGCGCAACTTCTCTCGGCGGCGCTGAACCCGGTGACGATCGGCCTGGCCGCCGCGGCGGCCGGCTTGGGCTACCTCGTCTATCAGGAGTACGAGCACGAGAAGGCCGCCGCGGCGACGGCCGAGGCGTTCACGCTCACCGGGCGCGGCGCCGAGGTCACGGCCGCCGGCGTCGAGGCGGCGGTCAACTCGCTCACGTCCCTCCCGGGCGTCACGCGCGAAGCGGCCGAGGCGCTCATCAACTTCGACGCCGAGCACGCGCAGGTCAGCGAGGCGCTCAGCAACGCGGCCAACCAGCTGATCCCGGCCTACGTCGAGGCCTTCGGCAAGAAGGCGCCGGAGGCGGTGAACAAGCTCAAAGAATCGCTGGCGGCGCTCTCCAGCGGCACGGTCGAGGAGTCGATCAAGAAGTTCAACGAGCTCAACGCTTCGACGCTCAACTTCACGCCAGCCCAGGGCGAGGCGGTGCTGAACTTCCTGCGCATGGGCGACGCCGCCGGCGCCGCCAATCAGATCATCGAGACGCTGGCGGCCCGGGCGGGTATCAATATCCAGAGCCTGCAGTCGCAGATCCAGCAGACCAGCCAGAAGCTGGCCGAGGCGCGCGACTACCTCCACCAGGTCCAGGAGGCCGGACCCGGCGCCTTTGACCCGAGCGTCCCCGGCGCCTACGCCTTGGCCGTGGCCGATGCGACACGCGAGGTCGAAGGGCTGGAGGGTGCGCTCCACCAGCTTCAGGCCCAGTCGGACAACGCCAAGTTCAACGCCGACGTGGCGACGTCGCATGAGGTCCTGGAAAGCCTGAAGAGTAGCGCGCAGCGCGCGAAGGACGCCGTCAAGGAGTTCCAGGATCAGATGGCGCGGCGGCGCGCCAAGACGCCGAACGACCCGGACGTGCTCGAGTACTATGCCAACCCGGCCAAGTTCGACCGAGCCCGGGCCCGCCAGGTCGACCCTGGCGACTTCAAGGCGCCGCGCCGGCCGCGCCAGCAGAGCATGGGCGCGGAGTGGACAGACGAGCTCAGGAAGGACGAGCTCGACGCCGTCCAGGCCGGCCAGGGGTCGTCATCCCAGCTGCTCGCGATCGAGGAGAAGTTCTGGGCCGACAAGGTCGCGCACGCCAAGCGGGGGAGCCAGGCCTACAAGGAGGCGCTCGGCCACCTCGAGCAGACCCAGCTTGAGGAAGCCAAGCAGGCGCAAGAACAGAAGCGCCAGATGGCCGAGGGCGAGATCAACACCACGCTGGAGGTCGAAAAGACCGGCCTCGCCGACCGCAAGGCGGCGATCGAGGCGGCTTACGAGTCGACCGACCAGGCGATCCATATCAGCGCCGAGCAGAAGCGCGACCAACTGAAGGACCTGCTGCGCGAGGAGGTCAAGGACGAGATCGAAGCTCTGGAGGCGAAGCGCGCGCTTCACAAGGATGATCGGGCCTATCAGGCCGACATCGACAACCAGGAACGGGTCATCAACGCCAAGCTGGTCGCCGACCTCGACCAGCAGGACCGCCAATACACCAAGGATCACCAGCAGGAGGCGGACAAGCGCGCCAAGGCCGACGAGGAGGCCGCCAGGAAGGCGCTGAAGGCCTGGAGCACCGCGAACAACGAGCTCCTCGGGGCCGAGCAGCAGCTGATCTCGGGCATCGTGTCGGGACGTCAGTCCCTGGGCAAGCTCGTTGGCCAGATCGCGCTGACCACCGCCGAGCATGAGATCGAGGCGGACGTCCGCGCATGGACCGAACGCAAGCTCCTGGCGGCGGAGGGCATTGCGGAAGACCGCGCGAAGGAAGAGGGCGGCTTCATCTTCCATGCGCTGGCGGAACAGAAGAAGACGGCGGCGACGGCGGCGGGCGCCGCCCAGCGCGCCACTGTGGAGAACACGGGCTTCTTCGCCCGCGTCGCCGGCCTCCTCGGCATTCACCTCGGCGCCCATGTGGCAACAGAAGCGGGCAAGACCGCCGCAACGACGACCGGCGCGGCGACCCGCGCCGGCGCGGAGACGACGGAGATAGCTGCAGTAACGGCTGCGCAGAAGGCGGCCGCGCTCGTTCAGGTGCCGACGCTCGCCGCGCTGGCCGGCGCTGGCGGCGTTGCGAGCATGGCTGCCGCGCCTTTCCCGATCGACCTGACCGCGCCAGCTTTCGGCGCAGCGATGTCGGCGACCGCGCTTGGCTATGGAGCCATCGCCGGCTTCGAGCGTGGCGTCGACGTCGTCCCGAACGACATGATCGCCCAGATCCACGCGGGCGAGCGGGTCATCCCGCGGGCGGACAACACCCGCCTGATCGAGGCGATGGACGCCATGGCCGGCCGGGGGTTCGGCGGGCGCAGCGACGGCGGCGGCGGCCAGACCCACCACTACGGCCCGGTGCACATCCACGCGATCGATTCGGCCAGCGTCGAGCGCTGGATGCGGCGCAACGGCCAGAGCCTGCAGAAGATCATCGGCGAGCGGGTGCGCCAGAACGGCGCCGTCGCCATGGGCTTCGCGCGCTGACCCAGGCCAGACAGCAGGAGGGCTGACCGGTGTCTTTCAGCCCGTTCGTCCCGTCGCCGACGCTGACGCTGCTGCCGCGCGGCAACCTGCTGCTGCAGTCGCAGACCTTCGACAACGCCAGCTGGACGAAGACCGCCTCGATGGCGGTCACGGCCAACTCGACGCAAGACCCCTACGGCCTGACCACGGCCGACACCATCACCCGCTCGGCGACGACGGCGCAGACCATCAGCCAGGCGGTCGCCAAGGCGTCGGCCGCCCAGGTCTACACGCTCAGCCTCTACGCCAAGGCGGGGACCGGCAACTTCGTCGCCATCGGCCTGCAGGGCGCGTCGTCGGCGAACCGCGCCGACGCGTGCTTCAACGTCTCGACCGGCGTCATCTCGACGGCGGCGTCGACCGGCGGCGGGTTCTCCGGCGCCTCGGCGACGATCAGCGGGCCGACCAACGGGCTCTACCTGCTGACGCTGACCGCGACGTCGGACGCGTCGGCGTCGATCAAGGCGCTGATCTCCACCTCGACGGTCACCCAGGCCGTCGACGGGACGGGCTCGGGCGCGTCCTCCACCGGCTTCATCTGGGGCGCGCAGCTCGAGCCCTACGCGCAGGCGTCGGGCTATGCGGCCACCGTGGCGGCGGCGGATGCCGGGATCTGGGCCGGCGTCAACGCGCTCAACGTGATGCCGCGGTTGCCGGGGCAGTCGGCGGTCTACCACAAGGCGCCGCTCTGGTCGGCCAAGGTGGCGCGCGCGACGTCCGGCCGCGAGCGGCGCACGGCGTACTGGCCGTATCCGCTCTGGCAGTTCGAGATCGCGCTGAACGTGCTGCGCCAGGCCGCCTCGCCGGCGGAGCTGACCAAGCTCTGGGAGTTCTTCAACCTGGCCGCGGGCCAGTTCGGGCCGTGGCTCTTCGTGGACCTGGCCGACTGCCAGCTCACCAGCACCGCGGCCGGCCAGCTGATGAACACCGCGACCGGCGGCTTCACCGGCGACGGCGCGACGACGCTCTTCCAGTTCACCCGCCCGCTGAACAGCTTCGTCGAGCCGGTTTACGGCGTCTATCAGCCGGTCGTGCTCGACAACGGCGCCCCGACGGCGGCGACGCTGACCTTCAACGCCAACGGCACGGTCAGCTTCTCGGTGGCGCCGGCGAACGGCCACGCGCTGACCTGGTTCGGCTACTACTACTTCCTCTGCCGCTTCAGCCAGGACGACCTGACGGCCGACCAGATCGTCAGCCAGCTCTACGGCGCCCAATCCCTGAAGTTCACCAGCATCCGGCCATGACCTTCTTCCCACCCCCGGCGCCCAGCGCGCCCGCGCGAACGGCGTTCGCGGCATGGTAAAGACGATCGGCGTCACCGCCGGGCTCACCAACCTGCTGAACGGCTCGGCCGACTTCGTCATGGCCGACCTCTACGATTTCACCCTGAACGGCGGCGCGCACCTGCGCTATTCGGGCGGCCCGGTGCAGATCGTGACGCCGGGCGGCGGCGCGGCGCCGGCGGCGACCTGGGCGCTCGGCCCGACGTTCACCCGCGGCCGGATCAGCACCAAGCTCGGCATCGAGGTCGCGACCTTCGACATCACCATCGAGTCCTCGGCGCCGATCGTCGCCAACGTGATCGCCGCGACCGCAGCCGGGAACGCGGTGCTGCAGTTCCCGGCGCTGCCCGCCGGCCTCGAGCTCGGCATGGGCGTGCGCGACGCCACGCACCCGACCGTGATCCCGTCGACCGCGACGGTGCTCTCCATCTCGGGGAACAACGTCACCCTATCCGCCAACGCGACGGGCGCCGGCGTCTCGGCGGGCGACCAGATCGCCTTCACGAAGGACACCGTCAACGGCGTTCCCTGGACCCAGTACGTGCTGGGCCTCGGGCTCGATAACGCGACGCTGGTGCTCTATCGGGCCTTCATGCCGACTTGGGGCCAGGCGGTGACCGGCACGCTGATCATGTTCTCCGGCCGGGTGACGTCGGTGAAGGACGTCGGCGACACCTCGATGACGATGACGGTGTCGTCGTGGCTGGTGCTGACCAACGTCAACATGGGCCCGGACGTCTTCCAGGCGCCGTGCCTGAACGCCCTCTACGATGCCAGTTGCACGCTTTCGAAGGCGGCGTTCACGCTGACAACCGGCGCCGTCACAGGCGGCGTCTCGACGACCGGCTTCCAGTCGACGTTCGCGCCCAGCGCGACGCCGGCGGACGACTACTACACGCAAGGCCAGATCACCTTCACCTCGGGCGCCAACACCGGGCTCTCCCGGGCGGTGAAGAAGTTCCTGAACGCCTCGGGCGCCTTCACGCTGGTCGTACCGCTGCCGGCCCCGCCCGGCGTGGGCGACACCTTCAGCGCCTCGGCCGGCTGCGACCTCTCGATGGCGACCTGCAAGAACAAGTTCAACAATCTGATCAACTTCCGCGGCACGCCGTTCGTGCCGCCGCCGATCACCGGCTTCCAGGCGGTCGGATGACCCCGGAGCGGGAGGCCGCGCTGCGGCGCGCCGTGGTGGCCGAGGCGATGACCTGGCTCGGCACGCCGCACGTGCACAGGGCGCGCGTGAAGGGCGCGGGCGTCGACTGCGCGCAGCTGCCGCTGGCGGTCTATGCGGCCGCCGGCGCGATCGAGGCCTTCGAGCCGGCCGACTACCCGGCCGACTGGCACATCCACAAGGAGCTCGAGCGCTACCTCGCCTACGTGCTGCCCTGGGCGCGCGAGATCGATGAGGGCGACGTGCAGCCGGGCGACCTGGTGCTCTGCAAGATCGGCCGCGTGTACAGCCACGGGGTCATCGTCACCCGGTGGCCGCAGGGCATCCATGCCGACGTCAACATCGGCCAGGTGGTGCTCTGCGATCTCGATCGCGACGTCGGGCTGATCTCCGGCCCCCGCCGCTACTTCACGTTCAAAGGCTGAGAGCGGGGCGCTACGTTGGCTTGTTCGATGCCGAGATGGTCAGAGCTGAGCGCGCCAGTTCGCCTAACTCACTATTGGGGATTTCGAACCCGAGCGCGAAGCCGAACAGGCTCAGCATCAAGATCGAGGCGTCCGCGGAGGCTTGACCAACGCCAACCGCCGAGCAGCGGATCGGACCGAACATCTCCGGTGGTCCTCCGGGAGGATCATCTCGATCGTAGGCTGCCCCAGCCGCGGCCTTGGCGTGGCAGATAGCGGCAACGAGCCGCCCGGCCGCGTCGTCGCTGAGCCGGAGTATGCCATGGGAGCCGTCCTCGTACTCGAGGTCGAGCGCGACTGACCCATCCGCGAAGGCGGTGGTTCCGACGACCTTCTGCAGGGTTTCCGACGCGCTCACCCGCTCCTCCGTGGTTGCCGGCCGCACTCTCGGTTTAACCCGCAAGCCGGGAGGAGTCTTCGATGGGCTTGCATTCCAGCGGCGCGCAGCCGACGCGGCTGGCCGGCATCCAGGTGCAGACCTCCTCGCTCGGCGTGCAGATCCCGATCGTGTGGGGCACGGCGCGGCTGAAGTGCAACCTGATCTGGTACGCCAACTTCAAGGCCAAGGCGCAGAAGACCGGCAAGGGCGGCTCGGTCACCACCGGCTACAGCTACACGGCCGACCTGATCCTGGCGATCTGCGAAGGCCCGATCGCCTCGATCAAGACGGTCTGGGTCGATAGCAAGCAGTTCACCAACGGGGCCAAGACCGCCCTTCAGCAGGCCGGGCTCTCGATGGCCACCGGCGCGCTCGGGCAGGCCGTGTGGTCTTACCTCGCGTCGAACTATCCGAACCAGGCGCTCGGCTACTCCGGGCTCTGCATCGCCTACGCGGCGAGCTATCCGCTCGGCAGCGGCGCCGGCACGCCGCAGCACAACTTCGAGGTCGTCTCCAACTTCACCGGCGGCACGGCGAACGTCGACGCCAACCCGAAGGACGTGCTGACCGACTTCTTCACCAACGGCCGCTACGGGCTGCCGCTGTGGGGCGCGGGCCTGCTCGATGCGACGAGCTTTGCGACCTATTCGACCTACTGCCTGGCGGCGAACCTGCTGCTGAGCCCCGTGATCGACCAGGCCCGGCAGGCTTCGGACTTCCTGCAGGAGATCATGACCGCGACCAACAGCAACCTGCTGTGGTCGGAGGGCCTCTTGAAGATCGTCGTCTATGGCGACACCGCCGCCACCGGCAACGGGGCGACCTTCACGCCCAACCTGACGCCGGTCTA